CTTAGTAGATAAAGAGTTGCTAAAATAAAATTATTAGGCACTAAAGTTGGACAGAATATGACTTCTGAAGAGCGGAATGAGTATTTAATGCCGTTCTAGCTTACTTCTATTTTAAAAGAAGAATTAATGAATTTAAAAGAAGAAAACGAAGGAATTAATATTATTTTAAAATAGGCAAATAAAAGAATCCCCAAAGATAAGGTTTCGGCCTTAGAATATGGATTATATTATATAAAACAAGAAGAAGAAAATAAAAAAAGAAAAAGAAAATTTAATATAAAAGAATATATGTTTATGAACTAAGGAGGTTGTGCTATGAAGGCTTCAAGGGGAGAAATTAAAATTCACGAAATTTTAGAAGAGTACGGAATGATATTCAAAGAAGAATATATGTTCCCCGGTTTGACGAGTCCCAATGGCCGGCCTCTTCGTTTTGATTTTGCTGTCTTTGATGATGATGGCAATATAGATTTTTTAATTGAATATCAAGGAAAGTAGCATTATGAAGCTAGTAGTAAATTTGGCGGAAAACGTGGTTTATATCAATAGCAATTTAATGATAATAAAAAACGTCGCTTTTGCGCCCTTCATGATATTACTTTAATTGAAATACCTTATACAGAAGAAAATTTAATTACTTATGATTACATTATGCATAAGGCAGGATATTAATGAAGGAGGTGAATAGATTGGAAGAGATTGTAAATAGACAAGAACAAATTCACGCCAAAGGGTTTGATATGTATCGTACTGACCCTGAACACTTATATGATTAGTATGGTCGAATAAAAGTTGGGCCAAAAGATTTGGAAGATGCAACAATTACTTTTGGATAGTTAGCAAAAACTTGTGGACGTTATATTTCAAAGGGAGAAGTATTAAAAGCATTATATGAAAAAGATATGCCAAAGTTGCGCGAAATATCAAATCATTTTTATCATTTAAGCGGTATATATTAGCGAGCTTGTGATTATTATGCTAACCTTTATCGTTATGACTGGTATGTAGTCCCAGAAATTTATGATGATGAAAAATTAAATGAGGAAAAAATTATTTCTGATTTTATTAGCAGATTAGGATATTTAGACAATTCTCATATCAAAAAAATGTGCGGTGAAATTGCTCTTAAAGTAATTCTTAATGGCGCATATTACGGATATATAGTGGATGAAACTAAAGCATTAGCTCTCCAAGAATTACCTCCTAATTATTGTCGTTCAAAATATTCAATTCAAGGAGTTCCTACCGTTGAATTTAATATGAAATTTTTTGATGATAAGTTTCCTGATACTTAGTATAGAATAAAGATATTGAAAATGTTCCCAAAAGAATTCCAAAAAGGATATGTTCTTTACAAAGAAGGGAAGTTACAACCAGATGAATCTGCGGATAGATTTGATAGAACTACCGGTTGGGGATGGTATTTATTAGACCCTAAAAAAACTGTTAAGTTTAATTTAAACAATAGCGATATGCCAATATTCGCTAGCGCAATTCCTTCAATCTTAGACTTAGATGCGGCGTAGGATTTAGACCGCAGAAAATAGATGTAGCAATTATTAAAAATATTAGTTCAAAAACTTCCACTTGATAAAAATAATGAATTAGTATTTGATATTGAAGAAGCAAGAGACATTCATAATAATGCTGTTAATATGCTTAAACGAGCAATTGGAGTAGATGTAGTTACTACTTTTGCTGATGTTGAGGCAATTGATTTGGCAGATAAGCATACAACAGCTACATAGGATGATTTAAATAAAACCGAACGAACAGTATTTAATGCCTTGGGTATTGCTAAAAATTTATTTAATACAGATGGAAACTTAGCTATGGAAAAATCTGTATTAGAAGATGAAGCGACAGTTCGTAATTTACTTTTATAGTTTGAAACATTTTTTGATAGAGTAGTGGCGGCCAAGGTTGGCGCGTAGAAGAAGATAAGAGATAGATTTTATATGCTAGAAACTACTCAGTTTAATTATAAAGAAATGTCTAAAATATATAAAGAGCAAGTTCAAATTGGTTATTCAAAAATGTTACCATAGATTGCTCTTGGGCATTCTCAAAGCTCTATTATTAATACAGCTTACTTTGAAAATAATATTTTACATCTTACTGAAGTTATGATTCCACCACTTATGAGTTCTACAATGAGTGGTCAAGATATTTTGGGCAAAAATAATTAGGGAAATTAGACCAATTCTCAAAATTCTACAGAAGGAAATAAAAATCAAACTCAGGTAATTAAAACTACAGAAAAAACTTCTGGTCGTCCAGAAAAACCAGACGATTAGAAATCTGAAAAAACAATTAAAAATAAAGAATCAATGAGTTAAGGAGGACTGAGGAATGGCACATATAAGTGTAAAAATGGAAACTCCTTGTGAGTTTATTAATATTGTTCCAATGAATCCTTTAATTTCAAAGTGCTAGATAAAAGTTTGTTATGTTGGACAAAATCCTAACAGAAACAAAAGCGTAATTACTAAAGAAGTAGCTACGCAAATGGCAAATTCATTACCTGGTTCTCCTATCGTTGGTTTTTATAATGAACAAACTGGCGATTTTGAAGAACACAACAGAGAAATCTAGTTTGAAGATGGTAAAATTAAATTAAAGGATACGACAAGACCATATGGTTTTGTTGATTTGGGCGCCAAATGCTGGTTTTAGAAGTTTTTAGATGACGGCGTTGAACATGAATATTTGATGACCGAAGGTTATATATGGACAGGTCAATATCCAGAATCTAAAAGAGTTATTGAAAAAGGAAATAATCATTCAATGGAATTAGATGAAGATCATACTAAAGCTTTTTGGACAAATCCTAATAATTCTAAAGGGAAATTTTTCATAATTAATGAATCAGTATTCTCAAAACTTTGTATTTTAGGTGAAGAATATGAACCTTGTTTTGAAGGCGCTAGTATTTCTAAAGTACAATTTTCTTTCAACGAAGAATTTAATCAAAAGATGTATTCTATGGAAGAAGTGTCTAAATATATTAATAAAGGAGGAGAAACGATGCCAAACACTGATGAAGTTCTTGAAGTAAATGTACAATCTGAAGAAACGCCGGTTGTAGAAGAGGCAACAGCAGACGCTGGAGCCGTAGAATTCAAGAAAAAAGATGAAGAAAAGAAAAAGAAAGAAGATGCAGAGGGCGAAGATGCAAAAAAAGAAGAAGAAAAAGACGCAGAAAAGCCAGCTGATAATTCTAAGGCATCTGGTTCTGAATCTAAAAAAGAGGATAAGGCTGAAGATGAATCCTCTGATGACGAAGAAGAAGATGAAAAAAAGAAAAAAAAGGACAAAAAAAATAAATATGCCCTTGAAGAAATTCCAGAATATGTGGAATTAACAAATAACTATTCTGTAGTAGTAGCAGAAAGAGATAGCTTAAATCAACAGGTAGCGGATTTACAAGCGCAAATTGATTCTTTAACACAGTTTAAAAATCAAGCTGAAAGAAAAGATAAAGAAGCTATGATTAATTCTTTCTATATGCTTTCTGATGCAGAAAAAGCTGATGTTGTTGAGAATATTGATAAGTATTCTGTAGATGATATCGAAGCAAAACTTTCAGTTATTTGTGTTCGTAATAAGGTTAATTTTAATCTAGATGAAGATGATAAAGAAGAGGATCCTTCTTTAACTTTTAATCTAGATGAAACTAATACAGACTCTGCAGTACCTGCTTGGGTAAAAGCAGTGCTTGAAACATCTAAAAATTTATAATTAAAGGAGGAAACTAACGATGTTTAATGATTTTTTAGCGAAGAACATCAATGCTGTTTATGGAAATAAAATTCCTAAGATGGTACAGGTTGGTTTCGGTCAAGTAGAGCCTAATCACCTTTCTGCTCAAAGAACAAGTCAGGTATATGCTCAACTTCCTGCAGCCAGAACAATTGATCTTCTTCAACAAGGACAATTTGTAAAATATAATTATGCTAAGGGTCAAGTAGATTTTGATTCTACTGCACCAGGAGAATGGATCCTTGTTTATAACGAGATTAAATTATATAGAGATTTTCAAAATGATTGCGAATTCGCAATGATTAAAGATAATTATCAAGCTCGTATTTATAGCCCATTTGGTGGAGCCAAAGGAAATCAAAATGTTGGTATCTATGGCGTTCAACATGGTACTGATTTTGCAAATACCGATATTGGTATGATGAAACAATCTCGTTATTATAATGGTGATGGCCCTGTTGATGCTTAGGGTAATCCTTTACCAGTAAACGGTATTGTTGTTGAAGATAGAAAAGTTAAATTTGGTACTAAAGATGAAAATACCGGAAAATATCAATATGAATTCCCAATTGATGATGTAACCGCCAATCCAGACATGTATGAAATGCATTATAATGAAGATCCATATCATATTTATGGTCTTGGTCAAGAGTTAAGAATGCCAGAAGGTACAAATATGGTACCACGTGTATTAAAAACAAATGTTGGTGATATTTTTACTACCAATACTGTTGATGCTTTAATTACTGATCCAGCAATTACTGTTGGTGGCATTCTTGTCCCTCGTACAACTGATGGTATTCTTGTCCCTGAAAGTTTTGCAAATGCAGATACTGCTTGTGGTATGAAGTGGCAAATTGCTAAGATTTACACAATGCCTGATCATCAACCCGGCGTTAAAGTTATGCGTGTACAATAATAATTATAAGAAAGGAGAGAAATAGATATGGCATTAGATAAACAAAATATGGTTGCTCTTGCTAAGGTAGTAGCTAAAGCTGATCCTATAAATCCTACTTCTTATAGTTGGGCTGGTCAGTCCCTTTCTTATGAGGCTCTTAATGAAACTCTTCGTAAAGAGTTTAATGAGTTAGCTGGCACTTACGCATAGTACCGTGAAAATAAAAATTTAATTTTTAGTATTATTGAAGAAACTCTTGATGAAGTTCTTCCAGCGAAAGTAACTGAAGCTTATCAGCAATTTGCTGAAATTCGTACTTTCTCACAAGGTGACAAGCCTTTATTCCGTAGAAGACTTGGTAATAACAATCGTGCAAAGCAATTCATTACTCGTGTTGGTCTTGCTGGTATTTACGAAGTATTTAAACTTGGTAAAGCAGAAGAGGCCTTCGAGGTACGTACATCTGCGGTAGGCGGAGCTGCGCAAATCGGCTTCGAGGAATTCCTTGATGGACGTGTTGATTTTGCTGAGGTAACTCGCATTGTTATGGAAGGTATCAATGAACTTATTTATAAAGAGATTGGCGCCGCACTTAAAGCTTCTATTAGTCAGCTTCCTCCAGCAAATAGAGTTGCTGCTAATGGATTTGATGAGGCTGCTTTTGATCATTTAATTCAAATTGCTGCTGCCTATGGTGTTCCTACTATTTATTGCACAGAAGAATTTGCGACTCGTATGATTCCAAGAGAAGCTTGGAGATATACAGAAGCTATGAAAGATGAACTTTATAGAACTGGTCGTCTTGCTGATTATAAAGGTCGTAAAGTTGTTATTCTTCCTCAAGGTTTTGAAGATGAAACAAATGAGCGTAAGGTAATTGATCCTGGTTACGCTTGGATTATTCCGGCCGGCGCAGATAGTAAGCCAGTTAAAGTTGCTTTTGAGGGTGGCACAATTGTTGATGAATTTAATAATCATGGTGATCGTTCTCGTGAAATTCAAGTTTATAAGAAAGTTGGCGTAGTTGCAATGCTAACTAATAATATTTGCGCATATGTTGATACTGAACTTATGGGTAGTTATAATAAGTGGTATACCCTTGATGGTGCTTACTTAGTAAATGGTTGGTTTGCTGAACAACAACGTACTCCATATGTTGAAGTAACAGATACACCTTATGGTTCTGGTACTTATATTAACAATCCTACTGGTAGTGCTCCTAC